AACTTCAAGGGAGTTACATGGACCGGCCCAGCCTACTTGATTTGATTTTGCAGTGCAGCCTTCGGGCTGCATCACTAAGTCAAAAGGAGAGTGCAATGAACTTTATACTAAAAAAGATTGACGCCTATGCGGTGCGGATTGTCGGAGAGTTTGACAGCTTTGCTGACGCTTTTGCCGCAAAGGAAAAGATCTATGCGAACAATGAATTTGTCGAATGTTTCATAGATATCATAGCGCCGGAAGGCCAAGTCTTAGCACCATTGGGAGCAATACAATGAACGATTGGAAAGAGTGGCTTAAAGATACTATCGGGGTGTTAAGCCTGTTTTTCACCTTCTACCTTCTGTTTTTCTTTGCGGGGATTTTGTGATGGGCAGAGTGAAAGACATATTTCAGGACCAGCGCGAGAGGGCGTCAGTGGTATGCCCGGAGTGCGATGGGGATGGCAAGGTGGTCGAGGTCACTTACCGCGTCCAGAGCTTTGATCGGGATATCGGAGAGCCATACGAAGACCCGGTTGATTGTGAACGGTGCCAGGGAGAGGGCGCAATATTCGAGGAGGAAGACGATGAAGATCTATGAAGTGAACACCAAAAAGATGCACCACCGCGGGGCTGGGGACACAGAGACCGCGGCGGCGCACCAGGTGGCCACAAAGGTTACAGGCAGGAGATTGGAGACCCTGCGAGCGCTTTCGACCCTGGGAGGAGGGTCAGGGGAGCAGATAAGCGCTTCTCTGCGGCTACCTATCACTAGCATAAGGCCACGCCTAACGGAACTGCAAGAAATGGAACTAATCGAAGACACCGGGCGGCGCCATAAAAACCAATACGGAAACGGCGAGATCATTTGGGCCGTCACAAAACAAGGGGAAAAATATGTATATTAAATTTGAAGAGATCCGCGGAATGGCCGATCACATCAGGCTATTGACCGGAGACGATCAGGACACATTCTTGGACACCCTGGACGGTGAAACAGATGCAATGGACATTTTAGGCAGGCTTATTCAAGAGCGCTTTGAATGCTCAATCGACGAAGGGGCATTGAAAGAGTTAGCTGCGACCTACATGGCCAGAGCAAAACGGATGTCAGCAAAACAGGACGCGCTCTCGATCACGATCGGCCACTTGCTCGATGCAATGGGCCAGACTAAGATCCAACACGCTCTAGGAACAGTTAGCCGGACCAAACCCCGCAAGAAAGTTGTGGTAGTAGATCCGAATGACATTCCCAGCCAGCTAACAACAGTCACAGTCAAGCCAGACATGGCAGCAATCAAGAAGCAGATGGACGCAGGGGAGCTTGTGCCAGGTTGCGAATATCAAATGGGCAGCGCGTCTGTCACAGTGAGGATCAAATAATGAGTGAACTACAAAAAGCCATGGCCGAGGTGAACGATCTTAATCGCACCCACGGCGTCACGCAACGCGGCGGCAAGAAATACACAGAGGTTTTTGTGCGCGTCGAAGCATTCCGCAAAGCATTCGGAACCGATCACGGGATCAACACCGAGATCCTTACAGACGATGGCAAGCGAGTTGTGGTCAAGGCATCAATAACCAACAGCGCCGGGATGGTTGTCGGCTCTGGCATGGCTGAAGAAATCAGGGGCCAGGGTAACGTCAACAAGACAAGCGCCCTGGAGAACGCAGAGACCAGCGCCATAGGCCGCGCACTAGCTTCTATTGGCCTGCATGGTGGGACATATGCCAGCCTCAATGAGATCGATGCTGTACCGCGCAAGGCAGCAGCACAAAGTCAGCAGGCTCAATCTACGCAGCCGCCACCAGCACCACCAGCCGGAGATCTGCTCACGCTGAAAAACCATATTGGGCAAGAGAAAGGATCGGGAGACGCGCAAGAGTTTACCGCCAATCTCATCAAGCTAATTGCAGCCTATACCAAACTGGAAGCCACCAAAGAGGGGACCGTTATCCCGCCACGGGAACGAATGACATTGCTGCGTGAACTGATCGAGCAGAACCAACAGTCAATCGATACGCTTTCCGATGGGTTCAAGGAAGAGATCGACAAGCGATACAAGAATTGCCTCAAGGTATTGGGCGCACAGTTAGGAAAAGAATGATGGAGACCTGGAAACAAATGAAGGCGCGTCAAAAGCGGGAGTTAATTGGAGTGGTTGAAGATCTGGCTGGAGAAGTAACACAAGTGAAGGCGGCTGAAAAACTAGAGATGTCGCAGGCTTTACTCAGCGCGTTCTGCCGCAAGTACAATATCACCTGGGAGCTAGACGGAAGGAAAAAGAAATGAACGGTAAAGATATTATCAAGTGCATCAAGGCAGCAGAAATGAAGCTGACGAAGAAAGAAACATCTGCTCTTATGTCGATACCGTATAAAACTGTTGTTGAGATCGCAAAAAAATACGGGATAAAATTTATCGATGGAAGGCAGAAAAGCGATGAACCAGGAAGGCGAGCAGGCATTGGCCCGAAGCCAACGTCAACTATCAATCATGATCGAGACTGCAAAAAAACAGAACCGGCACAACCTCAAGCAGCAGCTAGAGAGCCTGTTCGCATTAGGCGAGATACTTCAAAGGGCCATTACAAAAGAAAGCTAAAGAATAGGTTTCGGGACATACTTCAGAGCGATCTGGATTACGCCGTAAAGCACGAGTTAATCTACGCAGCCAAATGGCAGGATCATCAGCGCAGCATAAAGAAAAAAACTAAGGTAGGGGGAACGCTATGAGCGAAGAGGAAATGGAAAAGAAGATTGAGATTGCAGGGGCGGTCGGCGCGTTTGTAGGCTTTGCCAGTGGCATTGGCATAATGACCCTGGTAGCTATTATATTTTAGGAAGGAAACAAACCATGCTCACTTATCTAATCAAGAAAATATTTGGGGTCACTTTGGTGATTAGTACAGGCAAGTCAAGCGACCGGATGGAACACAACATTAGGCATCGCAAGAAAGTCGAAGACGCTATAAAGAAAAGTAATGATTAGAAAATAATCGTGTGGGTGGCCGTTGAAAGGAATGCTGGCACATTTGTAGCAACGTCATCCTAGGCTAAACAACCGCCGTCGCACTACCGCAGCAAGTCGATTTTACTTGTGATGATAGCCACCCACTCGATATTTCTATACAGGTTTTGTAGCCATCTCAAGAGCTGTTTCAAGAGTTTCTTTGTTTCTTCGCGTCCATCCTTTGCCGAAAGTCTCAAAGGTTTTAAGACCTTCATAAAACTTCTGCCGAGTATGATACACAGACTCAATGATCCGGTCTGGATCTAAGTCAGCAACAGCCTGCAATGTCATAGGCCCGATTGCCCCGTCCTGTTTAGCTCCAACGGCACGTTGAATAGCCTTAGATGGCCGACCGCTGCCGGAGTTTACAGCCCAATCAAATGCACACCAATCAACACCGCTTGGGAGATCGTCACCGCGAACCTTATCCCAATAGTTTTTCTTGTAGATCGGAGCTACATCATCAGGCGTCAGGTCTCGCATCTCTTGCTCAGTGCTTTCCCGGCCAATCCACTTGTCATAGACAGCCTTGGTTACACCGAGATTAGTCATACCCCCTGGATCTTTCGGGTGATTTACAAAGCCGCCTTCGTGCTTGAGCAGCATTCGCAAGCAGTGTCCAAAGTTCTCTTTCATGTTACTTCCTCTTAAACAAAGCCTGCGCACCGCGCACACCAAAGCTTGCGCTGATTGCGATACCTAAGCTGTAAAAATACCAGTCGGGTGCTTTGGAAAGCTGCTCAAACCCACGGTCAACCCAGCCTTCCGCGCCAGGGATAAACGCCAGGATCAATGGGATCGACAGGACAATAACAAACCATTCATCTTTCCAGCTTGATTTTGCGCCCTCTGCCATGATGCGCTCCCAATCGGCAACGCTCGTATGCTCAGAGAGCATGATCTTTGCCTTGGCTTCCGCCTCAGTTAGCTTGAGCTTTGCATCTGCTGCCTGTTTGGTAGTCTTTGCATCAAGCCAACCCCCGGCTAAGTTAGCTAATGGACCGATCAGAGCCTGTATCATTTGTCCACCTCATACTCTACCTTCGATGAAGAAGCTGTATTTGTAACTGTAGTCCTAGACTCTTTGCCCATCCAGATGCCAAAGCACCCCGTAAGAGCGCCCATACAGACGCTTACAAGCCCTGACTGTGCAACGCTGGGGTCATCTAACCCCATGAACCAATGCACCGCCTGATACGTCAGCACAGTGACCGCCAGCATCATCAAGCGTGGCAGAACCTTCCAGTCATCAAGTATTGTGTGTGCCATTACCATTTTCCCTGTTGTTTACCTAAGAAATACAAAACTGCTGCAAGCCCAGCAATGCCAGCCATCACGATAATACCACCTACAACCCACATTATCAGAGCCTCTTTGATCTCGGCTTTTCGGTACTCGGTTTTCTTGCGTTGCTCTCGAACCCTGCGAAGAGTGTCCTTATATTCTTTTAAGCCAGTAGGCCCGTATTGGAACTGAATGATCGTTTCAATTTCCTTACGCATAGCCTGCATACGCTTTTGTGCAGAGAAAGCATCTATCGCAGCCTGTTCAGCAGACCCGGTAAGTGAAGCAAATATGCTTGGATTCCGTGCCTTCTCAGCGGCGTAATTGACGTCCGACACCGCGCCAGCAAATTTACTTAATGCGCCGGACGCATCCCGACCAGCAGCCAGCAGGGTCTTGGCGCTCGATACAGCAGAGGCTGCAATTGAAAGAGCTGAGATAGGATCAATCATGTTTCAACAAACCTCGCGGGGCAGACAAACAAGTAGCTGACACGATAGACCCTATCGTACCACAAGCCATTCCTTGCAGTGCCGCAGTTATAGAAACAGTATTGAAACAACTGGTTCCCGCCTTGCGTCCAAGCGTGGTTGAATGAGACAAAGGCAAGAACACAGATCATCAGCCCATCTTCGTCAGGACCGCGAGTAAGAGGACAATGATTGAGCCAGTAGTTGCAATCATGATGCTCTCCATTCGTTTGACGCGACCAAACAATTCTTTGAATTGGATTTTAACCTCAGTTTTTATGGCGATCACCTCCTTTTCAAGACCGTCAATGCGTTCGTGCGCAGATGATATTGTTCGTTTGTTCATTTTCATATCCCATCGTTTGACTTGCGTTTATGCCAAAATAATTGCTTATAAGAGTCATATATTTTAGTAGACAGTTTACTAGAAAGGATTCTTTTTTTCTCTTCATCTATAAGGTCAATTTTTAATTTATGATCTTCCCGTTTAAATGGAATAATCTGAACAATTGGAGTGCCTTGTTTAACAACAAACTCACCATCACCTCCCGTCCATACAAATGGAAAATTAACATTGTTATAGTATGTGTCTGTGTCAA